ACCTTAAAAGAAGCGTTTGAAGAAGCGAACGCTGATATGTTGTCTGCTGGCATAAAAAATCAACAGCTCAAAATAAATGTTGACGCTTCTGGTAACGTTAGAAGCATAACTGAACAGCCAAATGTGCAGCAATTAGATTATCTAAAAAGAGCATTGCAATCTCTAGCGGAACAAAACAGAGATCCTAGCACTTACAGATTGACAAGTAGAGGTGATCGGTATGCTAGACTTGCAAGGCAGCTTAGATCAGCATTAGGTGAAGCGGTTATTGATCCTCAGACAAATAGACGTTTGTACGACGAGGCAGTGAAACTAGGTGGCGATACAATTTCAGAACAAACTGCTTTTAAATTAGGTCGTGATGCATTGAAGCCGCAAACAGAAATTGAAGATGTTTTTGATGTTGTTGGATCAAATCCCTCTGACGCTCAAACGCAAGCGTTAAGAATGGGATTAAGCCAGTACATTAAGAAAGTATTGAAAGATGTTAAGAGCGTTCCTAGTGACCCAGATTTAGAAGCAAGACAGCTTGATGCATTTTATCGCTTAACATCTTCTGATGCGGCGCGTGAAAAAATTACAATGATTTTAGCCGATCAAGCACCAGCTATGCTTAAACAAATTGATGAAGTGGCGCAGTCTGCTTTAGTGAGAAGTCAGTTTAGACAAGGATCTCAAACAGCTATACGGCAATCAACACAAAAAAGCGTTGAAGATCAAACACAATTTGGGCCAGCAAGTTCTTTGCTGCAAGGCAAACCTTTTGAGGCAGCGCAAAAGATTGTTTCTGATTTAACGGGCTTCACTGATGAGATGGTGGATAGCAGACGAACAGCTATTTACAACGACATTGCTAGAGCCTTAACTGATCGGGGAACAGATAAGGCTCTAAAAGCTGTTGAGATTATGCAAGACGCATTGCGAGGAAAAGTAAGAACGCAAGAAGAAAATCAAATGCTCGCTAATGAGATTGCTATAATCTTAGGCAGTGCCGGTCAAAAAGAAACAGAGCGCCGTGCTGGTGGACTGTTAGATTAAAGGAAGCAACATGCGTTTAGAACCATTAGACGAAGTACAGATTGAAAGCATTGTTTCCAAAGCAATTCAAGATGCGGTGGATTTCATAGACGGTGAAATAGCGCCTCAAAGAATTAAAGCACAACGGTACTTTGATGGGGAAGTTGATATTGGCTATGAAGAAGGCCGGTCAAGGGTTGTAGCAACTAAGTGCCGTGAAGTCGTGCGTGGCATGAAGCCATCTATTCAACGCATTTTTTTGACAAGCGAAAAACCTGTTGAGTTTGTGCCGCGTGGGCCAGAAGATGTCCAATCAGCAGAACAGGCTACGCAATATATAAGCTACAAGTTTCAGCAGCATGATGGGTATCGTGTGCTAAACGACGTTTTCCAAGATGCTATGGTGAAGAAGGCGGGGATTGCTTACGTTTACCACAAAGAAAACATGGAAACAGAGATCCACACGTTCACTAATCTGACTGATGAGGCGTTTACCGTTATCGTAAAAGAGGATGACGTAGAGGTTTTAGAGCATGAAGCCCGCATGACCATCACTGTAGATGAAATGGGAATGGAAATAGAAACCCCAGAGCATGATGTAAAAATTGCGCGGTCAATGCCTCATGGCGATCTATGCATAGAAAGTGTGCCGCCAGAAGATTTCTTTGTAGATAGAAATGCACGTTCTATAGATGATTGCTATTGCGTTGGTCATAGCACAGAAATGCGTGTTTCTGACCTTTTGGCTATGGGTTTTAGCTTAGATAATTTAGCTGACCTTGATGGATCTCAGTATAGCACAATGGACGATGAGGCAGAATTTGAGCGCCGTGGGTATGCTACAGATGACGATGATGAGAACACCTCTACGGCATCAAAGAAAATCACTGTAACAACGGCATATATGGAACTTGATATAGAGGGATCGGGTGTGCCGGTTTTGTATCAATTCCTTTGCGCTGGATCTTCCTACAAGCTGCTTAATTTTTACGAAGCAGATCACATTCCATACGCTATCTTTGAGTGCGATCCAGAGCCACACGCTTTTTTTGGCACATCTCTTGTTGACTTGGTTATGGACGATCAGGACGCTGCTACAGCAATGTTGCGGGGTGTTTTGGACAACGTGGCGTTGACGAACAATCCAGCACTACAAATTGTAGATGGTCAGGTCGCGGTGGACGATCTTTTAAATAATGAAATCGGACGAATAATCAGGGTTAAATCACCGGCTGCGGTTTCTGAAATGACAGTGCCTTTCACGGCTGGTCAGACTTTACCGGCTATGCAGTATTTTGACCAATTGGTAGATAACAAAACCGGCGTTAGCAAAATGGCGCAGGGTCTTGATCCAGACGTTTTGAAATCTTCTACAGCAACGGCAATTGCTGCATCTCAAGAGGGCCAAACGGGTCAAGCTGAAGTTATAGCTCGCAATTTTGCTGAAGGCGGTATGCGTCAATTGTTTCAACGCATGTTGGAGTTAATGGTCAAGCACACTGATGATGAACAGCTTATGCGTTTAAATGGTGGTTTTGTTCCTGTAGATCCTAGAGCGTGGGATGCAGAAATGGATCTCATTGTTAATGTCGGGATCGGCACAGGGCGCGAAAATGAACGCGCTGTAGCGCTGCAACAGGCATTTGCTATACAGCAGCAGCTATATCAGACATACGGGCCTCAGAACGGCGTTGTAACGCTCACACAGCTACGCAATACTATGGCAGATATGCTGGCTTTGGGTGGAATTAGAAACGCAGACAGGTATTTTATGCCAATGACGCCAGAAATTGAGCAGCAAATGATGCAGCAGCAACAGCAGCAAGCACAAATGGCAGCGCAACAACCCCAACCAGATCCGAATGCGGCCTTCCTGCAAACAGAGCAAATGAAGGCACAGACAAGAGCGCAAGTTGACATGGCAAAAGCTCAGATGGATCAGCAGTATAAAATGCATAAGCTTGGCATGGATGATGATTTGCAGCGTGATGAGATGGTGCAGGATCTTGCCGTTAAGGTTGCTGAGATACTAGGTAAATATGGCGCTGCTGTTGACGTTGAGGGCGTAAAGCAGGAGCAAAACGCTATTCGTGAGCATAACGCTCAAATGATGGGAATGTCTGGTGGATATTGAAACAAGAGCCAAACGCTCACAATCTCTGCTGCAAAATGATTGGTTTAGAGAAACCATAGAAGATTTGCGAGAACATCAAAAAAGTGTTTTCGCAAGTAGCGGTAAGGATGACGTATCCAACCGCGAGGAGGCACACGCAATTCTGCGGGCCTTAAATGCAATTGAGCATTTGCTGCAAGCCGATGTGGATGCAGTGAAGCTCCTTCAGAAGAAGGGAAAGCACCGTGGACACGACTAACCCAATCAACGGTAATGACTTAGGGGCTGTTGCCGAAAATTTGATTATGGAAGCCCCAAATCCGCAAGAAGTTATAGAAGATGCTGTAGAGGTAACTGATGACGGTCAGCCCGAAACGGTAGAAGCTGAAGCTGAATTTGTGGATGACACTGAGATCAATGCCAGTGAAGAAAGTGTTGATGAGGAATACGAAGAAGCTGAAGAAAGCGAAGTTCAAGAGGAACCTATTTATCGCGTCAGAGTAGATGGCGAAGAAAAAGAGGTAAGCCTAGATGAACTCAAACGCGGGTACTCAGGGCAAAAGTATATCCAAAAGGGCATGGCTGAAGCGGCGCAAGCCAAAAAGCAAGTTGAGGAAGTAACTCAAAAAGTGACCCAAGAGCGTCAAATGCTTGCACAGATGATGCAGCAAATCCAAAACGGTGAAATACCGCCTGTGCCACAATATCCATCAGAGGAACTACGCGCTAGTGACCCTCTAGGCTATTTAGAAGCAGAGGCAGAATATCGCCGTGCCGTTGATAAGCGTAATGATTTTGACCGTAAGGCTCAATATGTTGCGCAACAGCAGCGCGCCCAAGAAGAACAGCAACACAATCAGTTTCTTGAACAGCAAGCTATGCGTTTGCAGGAATGGATGCCTGATTTTGCTGATCCAGAAAAGCGCACTGTATTTATCAAGGAAATGACTACTAAAGCAAAGAAGCACTATGATCTGACAAATGAGCAGATTTCTACTGTGAAAACCGCTGAAGAAGTTATGATCTTGAACGATGCTTTGAAATGGCGTGAGCTACAGCAAACCAAAACCGCTGCTACTAAAAAAGCAGAAGGTGCGCGGCCTGTAGTGAAACCGGCAGCAAAGCGGGCAGCAACGGCAGGAAAAGCTACAAAATCTAAACAAGCTAGAGCGCAGATGCAGAAAAGAGGCGGCATTGATGATGTTGCTAATTTTCTTCTCTCTTAACTTTTGCAATGAAAGGATACGGCAATGGCTGTTACTGCAAATACAAATGAAACATATGATGTTTCAACAATCCGCGAGGATTTATCTGAGGCCTTAGCCTCAGTGTCGCCTACTGAAACCGTTTTTATGAGTGCTATTGGAACGCGCAGCGTTGATAATACTTACTTTGAATGGTCTGAAGTAGATTTGGCCGCAGCAGCGACAAACACCCAAATAGAGGGTGATGTTGGGCTGTCTAACTCTGCACCAACAAACGCAGTGCGGAAAGGCAACTATACAAATATTAGCGCTAAGGTTGTAGAGGTTTCTGATACAAACCAAGCGGTTAATGGTGTTGCTAATGCTCAGACAGTAGCCAAGCAAGTCGCTTATAAGTTGTCTGAAATGAAACGCGACATGGAAAAGATGTGTCTGTCAAATGTGGCGGGAAATGCTGGGGCGTCTGGTACGGCTCGCGTTACTGCTGGTTTGCCAGCATTCTTGACTACTAACGCAGCGCGTGGAACTGGCGGCGCAGACGGTACTACATCAGGATCAGGAACATCTGGGTATCCAAATGCTGCTGCAACTGACGGTACTCAAAGAGCCGTTACAGAAGCGCTCCTTAAAGGGGTTATCGCTGATTGTTGGGATCAGGGTGCAACGCCTTCAATCGTGCTTTGCGGATCTGCTCAGAAGCAAACTATCTCTGCCTTCACAGGTAACGCTACGCGCTTCAAAGAAGCAGAAGATAGCAAGCTGAACGCTGCAATTGATGTTTACATCTCAGACTTTGGTGAGTTGCAAATCGTTCCAGCCCGTCACATTCGCTCGCGTGATGTGTTCGTGCTTGATCCAAGCTACGCTGAGATTGCGTACTTGCAAACTGCTAATCAGAAGCCATTGGCTCGCACTGGCCTGTCAGAGCGCCGCTTGATTTCTGCTGAGTGGGGTTTACAGGTTACTTCAGAGAAAGCGCACGGCGTTATTGCTGATGTAAGCTAAATAAGGCATAGTAGGGGGGCAGAAATGCCCCTCTATTCTTATGGAAGGTTGATATGAAAATTAAAATTATCACTGACAGAGGCCCATTTGTTGATGGTGTACGCGCAAAAATGGGCGATATCGTTGACGTTTCAACAGAAGAAGCAAAGCTAATGATGTCATTAGAGTTTGCTATGCGGGCAGAAGAAAAGCCTAAAAAGCCAAAGAAGAAAAAAGATGACTGATAGCCTAAGTCTAAAAACCTCTTATAAAACAGAAGATGACAAGCTGATCGTGAGCCGTTCACAAGATGTCAGTGCCATTTTAGATTTTAATAAGGAAAAACAAATAGACGGGCATAACCGTAAATCAGATATGCGTCACGTTACTTCAATTCCTTTTGTAGTTGCGGAAATGTGGCTGAAAGAAAGTGGATTAAAATTAGGTTCTCCAGAATTTTCTGAATATGTCAAAGGAAAATTACTTTCTGGTGATTACAGCAAGCTGATGGTTCATGGTTATTAGGGCGCGAATAATGAAGTTTATTGAAGATTACATGGGCTTTTTAATAGCCATAGCGGGTGCTTTTGCTGCATCAGCATGGTGGATAATTAACAATCTTTTGACCAGTAAATCTCAGATTAAGCTTCTTGAGCAAAAAACAGACATGATGCACGAACTTTTAAAAGAAATGCGCGACGATCAAAAGGAAATGCGGCGCGATATTCAGAATTTAGCTGTCAAGTAAAATGTGATATAATCGGGCCATGATTTGCGCCCTCACATCTATTGCCTTTGGAATGTTTCCGCATGGGATCATGTATAAGGCTTGCCGGTATCGTTGCCCGCGCCCGTCATTTTATTATCATTATCCAAAAATATACAGAATACATCCTGATGCAAAATGCTTGGGATACATTATCGTGGGGCGAGATACATGATAGATCCTATCACAGCTATTGCGGGGGCTACGCAAGCGTACAATCTTGTCAAGAAAATGGTTTATGCGGGCCGTGAGCTAGAAGATGTAGCGGGCCAGCTTGGCAAGTGGTATGGAGCAGCAGCGGATCTTGGCCGCGCAGAACAGCAGCGTAAGAACCCGCCTATTTTCACTAAACTGTTTTCGTCTGGATCTGTAGAGCAAGAAGCTTTGCAGATAATCATTCACCAAAAGAAGCTGGCAGAGCAAGAGAAAGACTTGCAGCAAATGCTGAATAATCGCTTTGGCTATGGCACTTGGCGCGAAATGGTGGAGCTACGGCGTAAGATTAAGAAAGAGCGCGAGGAAACTCTGTATAAGCAGCAAGAGCGTAAAGCGGCCTTTTTTGAAACTCTGCTGTTGATATTACTACTTGTGATGCTGGCGGCTATTATAGGGGGCGGCACATGGTTGACAGGATTAGGCGCTGGGTGGTGGTAAATGGCTGACGGGGTATCAGGAATAGGCAGCGCACCGTTTAACGTGCAGTCGGACATACACCAGCAAACCAGATCGCGTGAGCGCATAGAAACGCATCTGGTAGAGCAAAGGGTAGAGAAAGAGCATAGGGCCAACCACAGCCACCTAGAAGCGCTTGCAAAGCAAAGATTTGATCTAAACGAAACTTATGATAGGTTTGGTCGCAAGACTACAGCGGATAGACCGCAAGGAACCAAGATAAACATAGAGGTTTGATATGACTATAGCTATGGAAAAGATATTAGCTTGGAAAATAATGCCGCGCATTATGATGGCCGTTATGACGGTAATGTACATTCGCGTTTTGGAGTGGGGAATGAGCCTTGATGATTTGTCAACGCAGCAATCCGCAATGATTAGCGTTTGCTCTGGGGCCATGACGGGCGCGTTTGCCGTGTGGTTAGGTTCGGAGAAATGATTGACAAGCTAATAGCGCCGGTCACTGGCCTCCTAGACAAGTTTATTCCTGATGCTGACGAGAAGGCAAAGCTCGCGCACGAAATTGCTACAATGTCGGATAGACACGCGCAAGACTTGGCCCTCGCTCAAATACAACTCAACACAGCAGAGGCGGCAAGTGGAAGCACTTTTAAAGGTGGCTGGCGTCCTTTCATTGGCTGGATCTGTGGGATTGCTTTTGGTTGGCACTTTATTGGTCAGCCTGTTGCCCTTTTTGTTGTAGCTTTGACAGGCACACAGATCCCGCCCTTGCCAGAGTTTGACATGGGAACGCTTTTGACTGTTCTTGGCGGTATGTTAGGAATTGGTGGTCTTAGGACATATGAAAAGCAGAAAGGCTTAACCAAATGAGAAAGATAAACGAGATTATAATTCACTGCACTGCCACAAATCCAAGCTGGTATGCTGATCGGTCTGTTGAAGATGTAGTCGCAGAGATTAGGCGCTGGCACGTTGAGGAGCGCGGGTGGCGAAATGTGGGCTATCACGCAATCATTCACCGCGATGGCTCAGTGGGCTATGGTAGGCCCGTAGAGCAATCAGGGGCGCACTGTAGAGGCCGAAACAAGTCATCTATAGGGGTAAGCCTAGTGGGTGGCCGTGGCGGCTGTGCTGACGATGCTTTTCTGGACAACTTTACACCAGAGCAGGAAACAGCTTTGCGTGAGTTAATTGTGGAATACAGCGCCAAGTTTCCTAGCATCAAGGAAATATCTGGACATAATTCATATGCAAGAAAAGCTTGCCCTTGCTTCGCTGTTAAGGATTGGTCATAAGCAAAAGTCGGGGCTGGCTCATAGGAAACTGTGACAGGGTTGTGATGAACTTGCTGGCCCCACGAAAAACCCCGCCACTACACAAGGAGAAGGAGTGACGGGGGAGAAGGTTTGACCCTTCATCTATGCCGCGTGGGAGTGCGCAGCATTCTGTTCTAAGCGCCGTTTTCGTCTGTACTGATTTACGATGTTACGGCTGCAATTCAATTCTGCCACAATTTCGTCTGTGGTCATACCTTTTTCTAGGCGCTCATTAATCTTGGTCTTAAAGCCATTTGGCCTTCCTAAGCGCCCGCCTTGTTTTTGTTTTTTTTCATATTCCTCGGCATTGCCCCAGCTAGGGTTGTTCCCCCAACTTTCTTTGCTCTTAACGTAATTCATATCTGCTTTTGCCATCTCCATCATTTTGGCGGCTAGTGTGGCTTCATCCATGAATGCTCTTTCCTTCTTTTTGTAGCGATAAGATAAATGATTTTAATTCTGATCTGGCGCGAGCCAAATCTTGTTTGACGTTAGGGTGCGGATCTAGCCTAAAGCTTTCATCTTGCAAACGATCTACTTGCCCCCGCAGAAACCGCAAATGTGCGTGATCGGCTGATGTAAGGCTCTGCATTTGTATACCCCCCTTTTTGGCTGCGTTTAAAATTGATCTGCCAATAATGGCAAAATCTAACAAGGCTCTTAGCATCCCATTTCAGAATATTTGAAGCCTCTGCATAAGTGTAATCATCAGCGAGTGATTTGACCAAAGCAATCTTTTCTTGCTGGTGGCGGTTGCGGATTTCTGCCCAAGTTTCCAATTATTTCCCCCTTTTCGGCCCGTTTTTAATTTGTTTTTGAAGATCCTCTAAAAAGATTTCCCCGCTTTTTTTTCTTTCTATCCTTTGGTTGACGCCAATATTAAGAATTATCTCTTGTATAAATTCGTCAATCACATCTACCGAAACAAACTTTTCTCTTTTCTTTGTAATTTTATTTATTACTGGCCCATGCTCTACTGAATTTCTCATCATTGCTTCTAGTCTGTCGCAAACATAATGCATAAATTTATCCACGTTGTTCTCCTTGTTCTGGCCGTGGCCGTGGTTTGATGTTTGGAATAGGGCGGCGGTAATCTGCTTCACCGCCCATCTCTACGCACTGAGGAAGAAAGATCCGCTCAAGATCATAATACTCAGAAAACGCCTTGCATTCATCTGGTGATGAGAAAATGACAAATGCCATAAAAACTGGTTCAGCAATATTCATTACATCCACCCCATGCTAACGCCAAAGATCCAGCCTAACACCACCGCAGCAATCGCCACGGTGATGATAATGTCTTGCACCCAATTAGTCATTGATAACTCCATAGCTGCGCCATAGCTGGTTGCGCGTTGGAGTGTGCTTGATACCCTGCACGATCTTGATGATCTCATCTAACGTGCCATAGAGCGAAGCAGATTTAAGCTGTGCGTTGAGCATATCAACTTCAGCATCGGTTGGGCCTGTGTTGCAGTCACAAGCCTCTGTGATGGTTACGCTGTCATCAAACCAATTGTGCTGGTGTGAGTAGCTTATAAGGCCAGTGCCTTTACATTGCTTGCAAGTCATTAGTAATTCTCCCCATTTACTTTAACTTTGGTAGGACGCTGGATGATGGTTTGCTTTACGCCCTCACGCACATCATGGTCTTTGACTTTGGCTGTGCAAGTTACTTCAGCGCCGCTACCCCAATATTGTGAGCCTTTGTAAATAATAATATTTTGATTATCGTCACGGCATACATGAAGGTACGAAGATCCATACATGCTTTCTAACTCTACAATTATAATAACCTTGAGAGAAAAAGCTTGACGCTCGCCTACCGTGCCAACAAATTCGCACTTGCTGTCTCTTTCAGCCCATTCTGCTTTTTGTGTAGCGCGTTTATCCAGCGTTTTTACAATAGCATTGCGCATGTTAGGTGTAGGCTGACCAAAGCTTTGAATGCCCTTCTTAACGGCTGAAAAAAACCCTTCGCCTTCTGGGCTGTAATCATCCAAGAAATCAATAATCTCTTGAGCGCGATCATCAGATGCAATCCAATTAAGGCGCTTTGTGTGAGCAGCGTTTGCCAGCTTGCGAGCTTGAATGGCTGGGTGATAATTATGCTCATATTCGTGTGTCGGATCGTATGCCATTTTATTCTCCTTGTTGCTTACAGATGCTATTATAGAGATTGCAGACTACATTGCAAGCAAAAAAGTTTGCTAAAAACCAATTTAAGTTAATAGCAAACTCTTGGGTATAGACTTATGAGACTTGATCGGCCACCTCATCCAGCCGGTTCATTAGCACTGCCAGAGCAACGCCTAGATCCTTGAAGGATGCTTTCTCAGCACATTCGCGGATAGTATCCCAGCGGTGCGGGTGGCTGTCTGGGTTCTGCCTTGTCAGGCGCACATCACCATCAGGGCCGTGGCTCATCTTGAATTTTAAAGGCGCATCTGGGAAGCTGTCTAAGGGATTGCCACCCATTATATCGGAAAATAACCCATCGGCTGCATTATTGACAAGGACATCAAATGAGCCAACTTGATGTTCGTTGAGGAATGCCAGCAAGCTAGGCTTGTCGGTTGGAACCTCAATAATTCTCATATCATTTTTAAAGCGCTTGCGAGCGTCAGCTTGAGTGCCAGCCCATTCGCCTTTGTTGTTCGTATAAAGTTTCATAGCGTTCTCCTGTCGCTGTAGTGGGGGCCGAAGCCCCCTGATTATCAGACCAAGTAGTTTGGGCCTGTCCATTGAATTTTATAGTCACCAAAAATATTGCCACGCGCTCTGTTGCGGGCTGGTGCTGACCAACCGGCGGCTTTGAGAATGTCACCGGCTTGAAACTTGGCGTCATCTGCCTTCATTACAAAACCCCAGACCATTTCTTGATTGCGGGTTTTAGTAGTGATTTTGATATACTTTGGGCCAACCTTATAAGACAGGCCATCTTCAAACTCAGCGATCATGCGGCTCTTAATGTCATCCAGTTTATCACCATGCCATTTTCTGTAATCAGATTTGATTGCGGCCAGTAAGTTGTTCATTGCGTTTTCCATTAGGTCATCTCCTTGTTGCCTATAAATTATATATAGGGGACTATAGCCTACATTGCAACCCCTAAACATAAAAAAAGGGGCCGTAGCCCCAATTTATTTTAGAATGAACCTTTGCCGTTATAGGTTCCTGTTTCAAACAGCTTGTCGCGGTAGCTACTATCAGCGCCCCTAAAGCATTCCCAGAAATCAATCGTCGGGATGTCATGGCCCCGCTTGATTAGCTCATCACGGTAGTTGCTTGCTGCAACTTCATTAAAGTGGCCTTTAGTGTGGCCGGTGCAACTTTGTGTAGCGACAGCGTTTGCCATCCACTCAGATAAATCAGCGTCAGTTGCGGTTTTGATTTGGTCGTTAGTCATCATGTTGGCCTCCTAGCCGTTGCGAGGCCGTAGCCTCTGTTGTCTATACATTATATATAGTAGCTTATAGCCTACAAGTCAAGGGGGGTAGACAAATAAATTAAAAAAAATATTATCCAGCCATGAATAAAGTTGAGATCCAAGTGTCAGGACAGCCCCAAGGAAAGGGCAGACCAAGGTTTACGCGCACTGGTCACACCTACACCCCGCCAAAGACAAAAGAATATGAGGCTCGCATTCAAGCAGCAGCATGGTCTGCTATGAAGCAGCATGGCCTAGAGCCGACAGACAGGCCCGTACACGTTGATCTGGTGGCTTTTATGGACATACCCAAGTCATGGCCTAAGATGAAACGCCTAGAGGCTGAATATGGGGCCATACGTCATATGAGCAAGCCTGATCTGGATAACATTGTTAAGGCTGCGCTAGACGGGATCGTTGGGAAGGTAGTGTTGGATGACAAACAGGTTCACAGCATCAGAGCCAGAAAAGTGTATTGTCATCCTGAGCGGGGGCCGGTTCTCTATATTTCGGTTGAATGGGAGTAGCTGTAATCTGGCCCATAGGTTTCGCGCCACAGCTTTGGTTCACGATGAAGCGCGATTTTGGATGTGTCAAAAAGACCCTGATGGTGGCCTTCACATAAAGGGATACAACTTGTATCTGGGCGCTTCTCAGTGCCGTGACGATCATGGATAGGGTGATGGGCTTGGGTGGCGCTTTGCTGTACTTCCCCAAACCTCTCACAGACGCAGCACGGCTGTTCCCTAACCCAACGCAAAAATTTTACGCTTTTTTTGTCTTTGGGTTTTTTCAGACCCAGAGGTGGTTTATTTGCTAAGTTAGGCAATTGGAAATCCTGCTGTTCTGTTATCAACCATAACTTTAAAAACTTCGCTTGGAACGTATCGGCAAACCTCTATTTCGTTTGGATCGTTCGTGCGGTTCATTCCTTTTGGTGTAACCCGATAATCTGGCTTGCACTCAATATTGTTTATATCAACATAAGTCACTGATTTGCATTTATACCAAAAAACCATGAACAATGATTTTACGCCAGTAAGTTGGGTTTGCTGCTGACCTAAAATTATCTTTGACATTGGGATCATTATTTCTGGCAATTGCCCAAACGCATAATTTACTACGCGCATCTCAATAAATGCATGTGGCTTTCTTGTGCTGAAGTCATAGGCCACAGCGTCAAAAATGCTGTATTTAAGTTGAAGGTCACATTCGCAGTTTTTTTCTTTTTTTACGATTGCAGCCAATTCTTTTTCGCGGGCGTTGTTTTCTTTACTGTATGTGTAACGGGTCATATCCTATCGCCTCTGACAGCTTTTCCATAGCTGCCTCAAAATATTTCATAAAGTCTTGCTGGCTCATCTGGTCAAACGAAATGCTGCTTGGAATACGCATAAATTCTTCAGCCAATTCATTGTATTTCATGCTGTAATAACCACACGCAAATTTTAATTCATCGTGCAGATGTTTTTCGGTGGGCCATTTGCCAGTGTCTTTACATACGTTGCGAAGCGCCGCCCAATAGAGATTGTGATGCGGGTTGGATCTCTTGCCGGTAGATGTCAGGTTGAAAACTTGACCATTAGCAAAATCTTCCATGCGCTGCGCATCGTATTGAGAAACGGGCAATAACTGCCCGCTCTTTAGGTGTACTTGAATTTTAGGCATAAGAACCGTTGAAGATTTCTTTTGTAAAGCCCTTTAATTCAAAGTTTGGTTCTATTCTTAATCTTGTTAAAGGCTTTTTAGTAACAAACAAATTCCAAGATTTAATGAAAAGTTTTTTCCGAAAATCTATATCTGATTTGCCTACTTTTCTTGACGCATCTTTTAGCAACCACTCTCTTGCGTAATGAGCAGCGTCATTTTCATATGTTTTTTGACCATGAGCATAAACTTCAACAAATGCTTCTGCATCAGCTTCTTCTCCTAAAATACACCCAATGTAATGAACGGCAGGAAGCCAAGATGTAGCTGGACTAAAAGCATTTTTGCATCTTAGAATACTATCTGCAATTTTGGGGTGATTGTTGTGAATTGCATACATTTCTGTATTTGTTAAACCACTTTTCTTTATAGATTGATGTGCCAACTGATCTAAAAAAATAATTGCAGCAGATATATTTGATGCGTGTTTTACACCGTCCATTGTTAATTGATCTGCAAATGATCTTTTCTTTCCACTATCAATAGTTTTCACACATTTTGGATCTAAGTTTTTAACCACTACTGTTTGAAACGGTGTGTTTGCCGCAACACAGCTATGCAGCCTATGGTGGCCGTTCATTAAAATTCCATTCCAATCAACGCAAATTGTTTCGCCATTTAACTGCCAATTATTAGAAGCCATATCACGCTTATATTTTCCAAAACTTATTGCATTTGCTTTTCTGTTGTTTGGGTTTTTATTTTTCAGCATTTCTGCTGCAATAATTGGTGTTATTGTTTCAACAGAACATTCAACTTTTTTATTTTGCATTGCTTTCTCCTAAACACATAATTGTGGGGGTGGGCTTCCTGCCAAGTTTATGCACCATTGCCAAACCTGACCCACCCCCTGATTGACCCCTAAAAGGGGATTTCGTCATCCACATCATTGGGCGGTGGTGCTTGATGTTCGGTGTACTTTACAGGCTCCGCAGAGCGCCCACCAAGCAGCTTAACTTCTGATGGCCTAACACCTAAAAAAGTTTTGCCGTTGTACTCACGGGTCTTTAGATCGCCTGTCACGGCTACTTGCGTACCTTTTTTTAGATACTGAGATAACTGTGGACGGTTGTACGATACATCAAAGAACATCACGCCTTTGTTTTCTCCCCAGCCATCGTCAACTGCGACAGAAAAGGAGACAAATCCCCCTCTGTCGTTCTCACGAACTTCACTGTCTTTGGTAAGACGCCCAACGATAGTAATCGCTTTCATATTCCTAGCTCCAATTTGCGGTTATTGTTTGCATCAAAGAGCGCGTCATATTGATCTGACGTTATCCCTGTGCTGTTGATGAGCTTTTTAAATTTTGGCTCAAACTTCTCAAAAGCTGACGCGGTGCAGTTTTTGTAAAATTCTATAGATGCATCTACTCTGGCATCTATGTCTAATTCCATTGTTGGCTTAGACTGTTCAGCGTGTGCTGCTTCCTTGCGAGAAATGCCATCCATCTCATTTGATGATGCATACTGCCCACCATGCATACCCATGCTGGCAAGCGCCCGTCCAATTGCAGAAGTCTCGCAAACTTCTACAGCAGACGTTTTTGTAATGTGTGATGATCCGCGTATTTCTTCAGCAAGGCCAGATCCAACTACAAAACCATCTTTATCAGCAATCAAAGCCCGCACGATAACCGTCTTACCATCGTTATGCAGGATCTCAGTCGTGATGCCGTAATCACCGCCAAATGACATGCGGAACGCCTCTACGCGCTTGGCAACCTCTGTGTATTGCTTGCCGCCGCGCTGTTTTACACCGTGCGATTTATTAAGTTCAGCAACAAGATCCATTGCCTGATGAAATTTATTAGCTTGCATATCCTGCAATCTCCTTGGTCAAATCATGGTGAAAGTTTGCAGCTTTAACGCCTGTCTCTACAGCCTTAATCATACGGCTTACAGTATGCGTTGAGATGTTTTCTTTTACAGCCATCTCAATCATAGCCTTAACTATAGCAGCTTGGATCTCTGCTGGTGTTGGATGTTTATGCATTTTGTACCCCTACTTGCATTTTGTGGGTTGTACCTATCAGCATTGTAGTCTATGCACAACCCCATAATTATTTATGGAGTAAAAAAAATGGAAGCTAGTACAATGTACCGACTTGATAAGATCCAGCAGATGCTTGGTGATCGTCAGGTGCAAGCAATAGCAGATGCTACTGGATTATCGCGCTGGACTATATACAATGTGCGAAATGGCGTTGGCAAAATACGTTACGAAACAATAGAGCGTTTGTCAGATTACTTTGAGCGCCAGAAATAATAGAACCGCCAGCTTGGTCATGCTGACGGTTCGTAGGGGTAAACAGTGTTGGAGAACACAATAGAACTCCTGATACACTATAGGCACAAAAAAATAAAGGGGTTACGATGTCAAATCACACTTTCAATCCAGCAATTGCTTGCGCTGTAGGCGTCAACGCGGCTGTTATTTATCAGAACATTTTATTCTGGACAGAGAAGAATGCTGCAAACAACCGCCATCTGCATGAGGGATCTTACTGGACATATAACAGCATAGCGGCGTTTGAAAAACTGTTTCCATATCTCTCTGGCAAGCAAATCAGAACCGCATTGTCTACCCTTGAGAGTGCTGGTCTTATCATCTCAGGAACATTTAATAAGTCGGGTTACGATAGGACAAAATGGTACTGCCCCGTAGGTCAGGTGGATTTGACCCAGAGGGCAAATGGAATGGCCCCAGAGGGCGAACCTATACCAGATAATAAACCAGTTAAAAAACAAAGTAATAATATTAGGGATATTTTATCTACTTGGTTGATGGATGAAGAAGCTGCTGACAGTTTCATCTCATATCGCAAGTCTATCAAGAAACCACTTACTGAAACTGCTGCTAAAAGATTGTCTGAGAAATTACGGTGGATCTTCGTCGGCGGTGGTGAACCATCTGACGCATTGGCTATGTGCGAAGAAAAGGGTTGGCAGAGCATAGAGGTTGATTGGTTCTTTAAATCACTTCATGGTGAGAAATCTGATAGCTACAAAAAAGCTATGACAAATATTGAGCAAGCAAAACGGGAGACAGTATAATGGATTATGGTCAAAGAGTGGAAATGATTAAGCGGCATCTTGCAGCAATGTTAAGCAGCTATGCCATCCCTAGCCATTTGCGCAGCAGCGAAACGGCACAGCAGGATGAAATTGATGTAACGGCTAAAGCTTTAAATCAGCTATTTCCAAACAACACTACGCCAGATCATTTGGCCGGTACGTTTGAACGTGCAGCATTAAAGATTAAAGCGGCTCATACTTCGCGCTCATGGCCTAAAGCATCTGACATAGCAGCAGCTATCAAAAGTTGCTTTGATAAAGCCAGTGGCCGTGACGTTGCCTCTGGGCCTTGGAAGCCAGATACTTACAAGATCAATGCTGATAGAATTAAACGCGGAGAAGCTGTCGGTGATAATTGGGTCAACGGTAAGATGGGCGAAGTGCTGGTGGAGCGCGGCCTTGTAACCGATCAGGATTTGTTGCCATACCGCGAGGCAATAGGTTTTGCAAAACGATTTGAGGCGTGATAGTCTTTTAGTTGGGCGTCATACCCTCTGTCTGCTCAACTTCCCCCCTCTGGCTAGGTTACGCACTGCAACGAGGGGGGTCTTTTCTTTTAGTGGTTCTTAGCATACTATACACAACATATAGACGCACCCTCTAAGGACGGACTTATGCAACCAGAAGTTGAAACCGACACTAACATAGTGAAAAGTAAACCGCCTGCTGCTGGTAAGGGCAGACCCAAAGGCGCTAAGAATAAAAACAGTAAGCTTTTAAAAGATGCGATCTTAGAGGCTGCTGAATTGGCCGGTGGTAAACGTGGCATGGTTGCCTATCTGGAACTGCAAGCAGAAGCAAACCCAACTGCTTTCATGGCTCTTATGGGAAAGGTTCTGCCATTACAGGTTACGGGATCTGGCGCACAGGGCGAGCATGAGTTTGTCATCAAATGGAAGTCATAGAAATTGACTACACGCCAAGGCTACAAGCGCGAGAGTTTCATAACAGATCAGAGCGTTTTGCAGTATTGGTCGCTCACAGACGATTTGGTAAGACTGTGGCTGCGGTTAATGATCTTATCAGAGATGCGCTAACCATTGATCTTCCTAACGTCAGGGTGGCTTATATCGCCCCGTATCTCAGCCAATCAAAAGCAGTGGCTTGGGATTATGCGCTAGAGTACACGCAAGACATTCCCCACATCAAAGTTAATCATAGCGAGCTAAGGATAGACTTCCCCAATGGTGCAAGATTTCGGTTATTTGGCGCTGATAATTACAACGCTATGCGTGGTTTGTATTTTGATGCGGTAGTGCTTGACGAAATGGCTGACTTTCCTGCATCAGCATGGCCCACAGTCATTAGGCCAGCTATTGTAGATCGTAAGGGCCGCGCCACAATAATTGGGACGCCTAAAGGCAAAAACGAATTTTGGGAAATGTATGACTATGCGAAGAACCATCCTGAGTGGTGGTGCAGGATGTTCAAAGCGTCTGAGACAGATATTCTTGATGAGGATGAGCTTGAAGAAGCTAAACGCACAATGGGCGAAGATCGCTATGAGCAAGAGTTTGAATGCAGCTTTGAAGCGGCGATCCAAGGGGCATATTACGCGCAAGAAATGAAAACGGCTACCTCTGACGGTAGGGTGACAAATGTGCCGTATGATCCAGCAGTAGGAGTTACAACCGCATGGGATCTTGGCATAGGCGACAGCACAGCCATATTCTTTGCTCAGTATGTGGGGCAGGAGATCCGCATCATAGATTATTATGAAAGCAGCGGGGTTGGCTTAGATCATTATGCAAAGGTTCTTAGCGAAAAGGGCTATCACTATTCTGAGCATATTTTACCGCACGATGTGCAAGTTAAGGAGCTAGGCACAGGAAAGAGCCGCGTAGAGACTTTAGACGCGCTGGGCATATCTGATATCACAATAGCCCCAAAGCTTGCTGTAGATGACGGAATACAGGCCGCACGGTCTATGATTGCACGTTGCTGGTTTGATGAGAAGGATTGCGCCAGAGGTATAGAGGCACTACGGCAATATCGCAGGGAATTTGACGAAAGACTAAAAACTTGGCGAGGTAGACCATTGCACGATTGGACATCTCACGGCGCTGATGCATTCCGATATTTAGCCGTTGGAAAGCAGACCCAGCAGGATTGGGGTGAACCGATCAGAAGGAATTTGCGCGGCATAGCCTAATGTGGTAGTGTGCGGCATATATGCTCTGCGCGGGGTTGCTATGTCATTATACGAAAACATCCATAATAAAAGAAAACGTATTAAAGCTGGATCTGGTGAGCGAATGCGTAAGAAGGGTGCATCTGGCGCTCCTTCAGATAAAGATTTTAAAGATGCGGCTAAGACTGCAAAAGATTTCACGCCTTGCAAGGGATGCCCGACGAGGGGCGCTTGTAAGAAAGCCGGTAAATGTTTGATGAAATCAATAGTGGGTAAATAAAATGCGTTGTGGATACAAAAAAAAGGGCCGCAAGGGCGGTAAAAAGAAATAATGGCAACTTATAGTTTTACAAGTGGCGAAAACCTAAGTGGAAAAACATTTGGGGGAAGCGGAAACAAGAAACGTAAAGAAAAATTTAGCGGCGGTAATAATGTAAGGTCAAATGACAAAACAAAGTCTGGTTCTGGCGGCAAGGGCGGTGGGCGTCCTGATGTAAATCCAGAAACTTCTAAAGGTCAGTCGGCTATCGCTAAAAGTAGAGCAAAAAAAAGCGGGTTCGGATATTACGATAATAAAGGAAAATATGTTCCTGCTTATGTAGATATGTTTGACGGTGGCGGGATGAATACTTCTGACACATATTTTGCTGGCGGGCCTTTATCAAATATTCTGAACGTAATGAAGGTTGCGCCTAAAGGATCTGGCGATGTGCCGCGTGAAAGAATTGGCTATCGTGATTTAACCGATATGTTTGATGAAGGTGGCCCACAGGCAAGCGGTGGTGGCTTCAGAGGCGCGGGTGGCTTTAGTGGTCTAGGTAATATAGCGAATATGCTTGCTGGCAATGAAAGCGAGCGCGTTGGTTATTATGATGAGGGTGGCCGGTTTTATGAGCCACCATCCCCGACACCATCCCCATCTGGTATTTTAAATGCTGTTCAGAATAACGATGCTTCCTCTCTAAGCTATGCAAATATGCCAATGGGTGAAGCGGGCCGTGGTGGAATACCCATGCAAGTGGGTAGACCCAATCCACAAATGGGTATCCCTATGCCGAAAGCTCCGCTTCCAGAAGGGCCAAGTGTTCAATCCGAAATGAACCTGCCAGATCCAATGAATTACGGCGGTGGCCTTACGATGCAATTTGGAAAACCTATAATAAAAGATGAAACCTTTTTTGAACCGTTTGGAAGGCCTTATCGCAAAGGTTTTTCTGATGCAAATCAGGCTTCAGACATGGTTGCTCCTACTATGGCTCCTGCAACGCTATCAAGCGATGGTGGGCGTTTACAGCAAATGAAAGCGGATCTCTCAGCAATGGGCTTTGACCCTATGGGTTTCAGTGATGCTGATGTTATGGAATTGCATAAACTCTATGTTGGTGGGCTTGTTGAGTGACCAAAGCAAAGCCTAAAAGCCGAAAGTCTGGCCCAAGCTTATCAGTAGGGCGCGGAGAAAAGCTGTCTGTTAAACGTGGCGGTGGTTTAACGGCCAAGGGTAGGGCAAAGTATAACAAGGCCACAGGAAGCAATCTCAAGGCTCCTGCGCCTAGTCCAAAGACAAAAAAAGAGAAGGCCCGTAAAAAGTCATTCTGCGCCAGATCACAAGGTTGGACGGGTGAACGGGGCAAGGCTGCGCGTAAAAGGTGGAAGTGTTAGATGTCTGGTCGTGGATTAAGAGCAGTTAGCGATCTTGGGCAAACCTTGCTTGGTTATTTGTTAAAAGCTGATGATATTGTGGCGAATACGCCTCAAAAGCAAATGGCAAAGCGGATCTTGCAAATGCGAGAGCAAGGTAATGCTTCAGCGGTTACAGATGAAATGATGAACCAAGCAGATCCGCAAACAATGTTTAATTATACTCCGATGACTATGGACACGGCCTCAAGAATGGATCGCGCCAGAGCGCTTGGTTTCATCCCAGAGGAAAGACAATTTCATGGTTCATCTTCCCACGGGGATATAGATAGATTTGCCTTTGATGATCCAGAGCGTCCGATCTACACATCAAGCAACCCAGCAGTTTCTAATACATACACCGACAGAACAGACAGCGGTATGTATGATTTGTTGGTAAATCGCGGTGATCCTTTTGATTTCTCAGTAGACGCCAGTGGCGCACATTACAGAGGTTTAAACCCATATATTAGGGCCGATGATGGAAATCAATTGTTCAATCATTTTCAAAAATCTGGAGTTGACATAGATACTGATAGCGAAACGCCTTTGCAGTTTCCATTATCTGATGTTTTGACAGGGAAAGATGATGATCCCGACATTTTAAAAAGAATTGATTTTTTGCAGGGCGTAACGGGTTCAACGCCTAATGAGATACCATTATCTCCTATGTCTACTGATACAATTGCAAACGCAATGCTTGACACTATGGAGATCCCTTCATCTCAAGATGGTGGAAGAATTACATATGGCCGATTAGAAAACATTATTGATCGTGGCCCATATTCCCCGCGTCCTGATGAGGTTCCAGACATTTACAAGGATTATAAAGATTTTCAAGCAGCGGCAAGAAGCCCATCCACTGACCAAATCATAACTGATGCAACTAGAGTTAGGTCAAGGTTTGCGAGGTTTGATCCTGCGTTTTCTCATTTAAAAAATCTTACTGCTGCCGGTTTGCCAGTAAGTGTTGGTCTTTCATATTTGTTGAATGACCCCGACACTACAGAAAAAGAAATAGAGCAATATCTTGCAGAGGTTAAGGGCTAATGTCTGGATTTATAGATTGGCTAATGTCTAACAGAGGCGCTTTACAGCCAGAAAACCGTGATCCGCGTGAAAGTATCGGTAGACAGTATTTAAGAGAGGCTGCATCAGATTTGAATGATGCTGTAAATGCTTACGAAGTACCTTCAATGAACCCTGTTTTTACACTGCCAAAGTTACTTCTTGCGTTAGATCCTGCAATTAGATCAGGAACAGGTGCGGCAGTATCAACGGCTCAATCTCTTTCTGAAGGGTTCCCATTTTTTCAAGATGAAAAATCAAGTGACAGAATGGGCCGTGATTTAATTGCGTTAGTTGATGAAAGCCCCGTTGAAATGATGGTCGCGCCTTATGCGGGCATATTAGATAAAGCTGGTGAGTTTGGTTCTATGGTTAAGAGATCACGGCCATATCTTCTTGGCGATACATTGGAGGGAAACCCTGATGTTATGAATTTGCCAGAAAAGGGCAGACCGGCAGCAGTAGGTATTCCAGATGAGGGCAGATTTTCTTCTAGGCCAATTGCTGAAGTGCAGAGCGCATCTCGCAATTATATGAATGAAGCTGGCATAGATATTCCAGAATATATTGAATACCCAGAATTAGATCAGCAGCGGGCCAAATATATCGCAGCAGCGTATGAGCGCATGAAGCACGATCCAGACAACCCAGATGTAAAAGCAGCATATGAGGCTCTTAAAAACGAAACTATGGCGCAGTATGAAGCGCTAAGAGATACGGGAATAGATTTTAAGTTTTTGCGCGAAGGCCAGACAGATCCATATGCAAAAAGTCCCGCGATGGGTTATCAGGATGTTGTGGAAAACAAGGAATTGACTGTATTTCCTACTGACTTTGGCTACGGATCTGGCGAATTTGATGCATCAGACAACCCGTTATTAGGTTTTGTAGGTCAGGTTGGCGATAAAGAAGATGCTGTTGCTAATGACGCTTTCCGCGTTGTGCATGATATGTTTGGGCATTTAGGCGCAGGAAACCCGCAGTTTAGAGCAAAAGGTGAAGAACGCGCTTGGTTAGAGCATAGCAGGATGTTTAGTCCAGAAGCCCGAAAGGCTATGACAACTGAAACACGCGGTCAAAATAGCTGGTTAAATAGCGGGCCATTTGCAGATCAGAATGCTACCGCTTTAGGCGCTGACACAGTGTTTGCCGATCAGAAAGCCGGTTTGCTGCCAGATTGGGCTGTAGATCCACAGGGTATGCCCAAAGGCATTGAGCGTGATGAGCTAGACGAAATTATTAAGAAGTGGGGCAGATAATGAGAAAGGGTTTACGGCAAGCTTCACAGTTAGCAAAAGGCTTGCTTGATTTGTTTCATTACTCTGACGAAGTGCGGCCAGTTATTGATCCATTGCAACATCTGAGCAATCCCAATATTCGCGGTATGGAGCGTGAGTTGGCATATGGAACGAGGTTATCAAAGTATGGTGAAGTGCCAGAGGTAATTTATGATCCTTACCCGCCACAATCTTATTTTGGAACATCAAGCTACTCTCCCGAAACTGGTTTAGGTGATGTTGTCCACAAAACAACGGCTGATGAAGAAGCTTTCTACGATGTATCCGATGATTTAAAAAAGTTTATGCCTTTGGCGCGTGAAGAAGTGATGGACAGATTAACGGAGTTTGATAAGAAATTTACACCTTATGAGGTCAACCTGATGGTGCAAGGCAGGGCCATGAGTTTAGCAAAAGAGGCTAAATACTTGGGTCTTAGCAATAGAAAATACAGGCCAGACGTATATACTCAATTTAACGAAGTGATCCCGCAAGAGGTTCAACCGTTAGGGCAAGAAATGATGTCATTGGTGGAATACCTAGAGAGCATAAAAAAATGACAGTATATGAGATAGAAGTTGATGATATGGGGCTGGGCTTAATGCGCAGTGACCCATTTTATAAAAGCATTGATGTAGTGAGTGAAAAGCCTACCGGCACAATGCAGAAGCGTTATTTAGTAAAAGTTGTTGAGCGAGAAGAAAACGCATATTACGCAAAAAGCGTTTAACCTTGGGTTCTCAGCTAAAGTATGATAAAAGTAAGCCAATCTTAGGAGAGTTACATGGCGATCACAACTTACGCAGAGTTACAAACTGCGATTGGCGATTGGCTAAACCGCGCCGATCTTGACCAAAAGATACCTGATTTTATTCGGTTGGCTGAAAGCACGTTAAATGATGTTCTGCGATCTGCTGATATGGTTACGCAATCAACATCTATAGCAATTACGAGTGGCCGCGCTACATTGCCAGCAGATGCTTTAGAGATTGTGTACGCGCAAGTAGCGTCATCTGAGGATGAGCCATTAGAGCAAATTACACCGCAGCAGCTTACAATGCTACGCAGAACGCGCACAAGAAACACCGCAAATCCTAGATTTTACGCAATTGTTGGCCGTGATATAGTGGTCACTCCGACACCGGCATCTGGATCTTTGGATTTGGATTATTATCAAAGATTGCCAGTTTTG